GTTTATCTCCATCTTTATGTTTTTCTTCAGCGACAATAATTTGGCAATGCTTCGTCTTAGTTGATTTCTTAATACGCTCCATCGCAAGCTCTTTAGCAACATCGCATTTTGGAAAAGTGATAAATATACGCTTTCCTTGGATCCTGAAAGTCTTCTTATTCGATATTGGCGATAAACCATGTTCAGCTAATGTCAAATCGAGGTCCTTCTCCTGCGGGATAGAGGTATTTAATTCCAGATTCTGTGTGGAAGTATGGGTCGTTGTTGTTGTCATACTCACAATGTTTAATTATAATTCTAGAATGACTGATAAGCACGAAGTAGTGATCTGTTCCTGATAATAGGTATTTACTAATAGCACTGTCCAACCAATTATGATGAGTGGTACCGAACTGAGAACCAAAGCTTCTATCGTAGGCAATTAGGCGGCGACGTTTGTTACCAAACGAAACACAGTAATTAAGAGGCAGGGACGTGGCTGGCTTGTCTGGCAGTTAACGCTGTAAAGTAATATTATCACAGCGTTAACTAGACATCAATTTTTATTGGCCGGAATTTTGAATTGGTCCACGTCATCAGGAGACTGTAATCATGTCAGCAATCCTATTGGCGCTGCGCGCGGCGCAATCATTCGGAAATCTAAATTAAATTTAAGTTTGTTTTATTGTGAACACTTACCCTAATCAGTATAATGTTGTCACTTTTCTCTGTCAGCAACCATAATCCTAACTTGTCTAACCTTAAAGTCACGTGATGCAACATGTTGCATACCTAGAATTCAATCAAATTTAGCATAAAAGGCGGGAAATAAATCTAGGATTTTGTCTGGTTTATTATGAGCAACAAGAGTGTGAACGAATACTATAAAAATAAGAAACAGAAGCTTGAAGAAGAAGAGGACGATTATCCACCATGTATGCACGTAAATTCTACAACTCCAGGAGAAGGTCGTTTTATGGTGCCGGTAGGTCAAGTGGGAGAGTATATTCTCTATCTCGCTTTTCGAAACCAGCAGGAGTGCGAGGCTTCTGGCCTGGCAAAAGGTCTACGTATCGAAGAGTAACAAGAAACATTCGAACACCCTCAAACAGAGTCATGAGAATGACTTATACAATCCCAGAAAAGAAGATTGTAGACGTAACAGCAAATACGGCTGTGGCAGATACTGGTTATATTGCTTTATTAAATGGTCTGTCACAAGGTACAAGTGTAATAACAAGAGTAGGACAGAAGATAGTAATTAAGAGTATTGATGTGAGACTAAAATGTAGTGGACAACCACCTGGTGCAACACCTACTGCATATGCGAATTGGTTAAGAGTATTAATCGTATGGGATTCACAACCAAATGGTGCACTACCTCCTGTGTCTGATATCATAGAGGACTTAACAACTGGTACTGGTATAGTGTCACCAGCATATAAGAACTATCTCTCAAGATTTAAAATATTATGGAATAGAGTCTTTGATTTAGTGAACGTATCCGCAGCTGCGGGTTCAACATTTGGAATGGGTGGAAGTGATAAATACTTCTCAAAAACAAATTTATTAACTAGTTATGCAGATAGTACAAATGGAGATATTACTGATATTATTACTGGAGCATTATATTTTGTGGCTGTTGGAGCACATTCTGCTGCTGCAAATTATCCTACAGTTGAATACTATAGTCGATTACGATTTTATGATAACTAATCCACTGTTTCATCAGTGTAAAGATCATTTAAATAAATTGGTGAACCACTAGTGTCACGTGATGGTGACGTAAGCACCTCATAATCATTGTATGATTTTAATTCGATAACTCTAAGTCTCGATAATAATGGGGCTAAATCAATGGGTGATTTTTTATGATAAACTTGCTCTGGCGTGTAATTACTGAGTATGAAACACGGCAAATTCTTTTTTTTCTGTCTACCACCAACAACATATTTACCTGGCAAATCCATCCTTGAGCCTTGAAGGAATTCATTGAGAAATTGTATGGTAAGTTGGCCTTTGAACTCATCAATGTATGCGAAATCATAGAGTGCATCATCCCATTTTGCATGATCGTTGTTTGTTGGGATATGATATCCCTCCAACCCGATTTCTAATAACTTTGAAATAATAGTGGTCTTCCCGACATTGGCAACACCATATATCCAGAATTGGGGAGTTTTAAAGGGTAATTCACATATTAAATCATACTCATAATTGTTAATTATGAAATGACAATATGATGGTTTTCTAGCAACACGCTCTTGCAACATAGCACGATGTGAGAAATCATAAGCTAATTTCTTAACATTACTAGAGTGCAACACCATATATCCACCAATAGTCTCATCTTCTAACAAATCTTCATAAGTTTTGCCTGCTTTCAATGCAGCATAAATAGTCCTAGATGGTCCTGGTTGGACTTCGGACTTTCTTTTTTTATTTTCTTTTTTCTTCTTGTGGTCTTCAATGATTTTAGGAACATCAATCTCATGCGAAACAAAGTTAGCTTCTTTTGCAACATATGCAACACACGCTTCGCGGTATTTAACTTTTTGGTAGTTTCCTCTTTTTCCTGCGATAAAGTCAAAGAATGAAGGAGTCCTAACGTTGAAATTTTTTGGTGATTCAAGGTATACGTGAAGGTGTTTATCTCCATCTTTATGTTTTTCTTCAGCGACAATAATTTGGCAATGCTTCGTCTTAGTTGATTTCTTAATACGCTCCATCGCAAGCTCTTTAGCAACATCGCATTTTGGAAAAGTGAT